GGCGCGTGCGCCTCGATCCGATGGGTAGCGCTACCGAGCTGCAGGCGAGGCTCGATGCGTGTCGCGAGGCGCTCGGAGCGGCGCAAGAGCTTTACCGCGAAACGCTGGGCGTGATCGTTCTGATGTGCAACCCGAAGGGCGTGGATGCGCGCCGCATGCTCGAGCGCACCTGCGAGATCGGACGTGAGTTTCTGGCCGCGGCTGGCGCGCGCAGATGGGAGCGCCCGAGCACCTATCGACATCGACCGCTGCCCGCGGGTAGGCGCAAAGGAGCATTGAAATGACCCTGGGTGAATTTCTCCTGGCCATGATCGCGCGGTTCGATGCGCAGATCGCGGCCGTCAACGCGAGGATCGAGAGCATGAGCACGACGCAGCCCGGCATGACCGATGTGGAGGCGCAGGCGTTCGCCGACCTGAAAGCGACAGTCGCGACGCTCACCGAGCAGATGGTTGGCGTGCGCGAGGCGGTCAGCACGATCGTCCAGACGCAGGCCGCGCACGCGGAGGCCATCAGCGGAGTGCATTCGCGCCTGGACCAGCAAGCGCAGGCGCTCGCCAGCATGCAGCAATCGTGGGGCACGCTCCCCGAGCTGCCGGCGCTGCCCGGCGCGCAAGCATGAAAGCGATCCTCGGCGCGCTGCTCGCGGCAGTGGCGCTCGCGGTGCAGGCGCAGGTGACGCCCGCACAGCTCACGGCCTACGTGACGCAGCTCGGCAACCTGGCGATCGCGCAGGACGCGCAGATCAGGGCCCTGCAGGCCAGGGTCGCGGAGCTCGAGACGCGCGAGGCCAAGAACCGCGAGAACATCAGCCACATCATCGCGCACGCCGACGTGATGGTGCGCTATGCCGTGGGCCTGGAGTGCTGGTTCAACAAGAACGTACCGTCGATCCTGACCGCGTTCTCCTGGGTCAAACCTTTCGAGCTGGGCGCGATCGCGTGCCCGCCGGAGGATCAGCGCTACTACCTGCCGTACTACCTGAGCCCCGACGGGCCGGTCCTGCCGCCCGCGCAGTAGCACTCCGATGCCGACGATCACAACGACCGAGCTGGGCGCGGCCGGCCGCTACGTCGACTTCGGTGACCCGGCGTCGCTGCGCGACCTCGGCGCGCAGACGATCCTCGCGTATTGCCGGCCGACCGCAGCCGGCGAGGGCAACCTCGGGTATCTCATCAGCAAGCAGGTCGGCTCGACCTCCTGGAAGCCTCGCCTGATCGGTTCGGCGGGCTCTGCGTGTTGGGTGCTGGGCGGAGCGAGCGGCGGCGGACTCAACCCCGATGCCGAGACGACCAGCGGATCGCTCGTGTTCGGCGAGTGGGTGCATCTCGCGGCGACCTACGACGGCGGCCTGCTCGCGAGCGGGATGCGCTTCTTCATCGGCCAGAACGGCGCGACGATCACCGAGCACACCGGCCGCTCGAACACGTACGACGGAACGGGCTCGGTCGACTCCAACGCGGGCGGGATCTGCACGCTGCTGAACCGCCACAATCGCGGGCGCGCGTTCGTGGGCGACGTGGCCTACGTCGCGTACTGGAATCGCATCCTCTCGCTCGGGGAGTTGGTCACCGCGCAGGCGAACGGCCCGCTCTCGGTGCCCAGCGGTCTGGTGCTGTGCTGGGCCAATCAGCAGGACTACGGCCCGAACAGCCTCGCGCCCACGGGCCGCAGCACTTTCGTCGCTGGTGCGGTGCCGCCGAATACGGCGCTGGGCGGTGGCGCCGCGGCGGCGCTTGCCGGCGACGCAGTGGTATCGGTGCAGGGCAGCGGCGCGCTGCCGACGACGCATGCACTCGCAGGCGACGCGACCGCGGCCGTGCAAGCTGCGGGCGCCTTCGCCGAGCAAACGACGTTGCTCATCACCGACGTGGATGCGGGCAACGCCAATCCGGCCACGTCCGAGGTCACCGACGCGGGCACGGCCACGCCGACGATCGAGGTGCAGCGGCGCACCGGCGCTGATGGCGATGGCGGATGGAGGCACTTCCTCTTCGCGGTCGAGGGCGTCGAGGGTAAGGTGCCGGTGTTCCGCTGGGCCAAGGCGAGCCACCGGTTCGGCGGTGGCTTCACAGGCGCCTGGGCGCCCGTGTACACCACCGATTGGATCACGTGGACCAAGGCCGCGTCGCGCACGATCGGCGCGACCTGGATCGAGTGGGGTTTCGCCGATCCGCTGCCTGCCGGTCGCGTCTACGTTGCCTCGCATCCGCTCGGGCAGCAGGCGCATGCGGCGCCGTTCGCGGCGTACCTGCTGGCCACCTACCCGACGGTGGCTGCGCCAACGCCGTCGGCCGACGCATCGGGCATCTGCAACACGACGCCCGCCGAGTCGGACGATCTCTCGCGTGCCGTGGGCGCCAACGCACAGTACGCGATCAAGCTCGCGTGGCCCGGCCCGACGACGGACGGCGAGCCGAAGCGCAAGCTCGTCGTGCTCGCGGGCATGCATGCAGCCGGCGAAGCGCACTCGTGGCTCGGGTTCACGTCGGCGGTGCAGTGGATGCTGTCGGATTCCTCGGCCGAGGCCGCGGCGTTCCGCAGCAACTGGGACGTTCTGCTCTATTTCAATGTCACCGCGAACGGCCTGCGCGGTGGCAATGCGCGATGGAACTTCCGCTCGAGCCAAGATCCGAATCGAGACTGGAAACTGAGCGGTTCGAGCACGCTGGCCGAGATCACCGCACTGCGAGCTGCGATCGAGTCCGACACCGGCGGCGCTGCGAACGTGCTGTATTCGTTCCACGGTGCCGCGGACAAAGCCTCGAGGTTCAACATCTACGTGATGGCGCCCGACATCGACGCGGGCACGCGCCGGCCGATCATGCAGGCCTTCATGACGTTGGGTACGTCGATCTTCGGCGTGGCGAACGCGAATACGCCATACGCCGAGACCAGCACCGAATTCTGGTGGGGCTATGCCAAGCTCGGCTGCGCGCTGTCGTTCCCTGTCGAGCTGCAGGCGTTGGGCGAATCGAGCCAGGCAGAGGCCGAGTTCGTTGGCCGCGCATGGATGCAGACCTTGCAGGCGCTGGACGCCGCCGAATGGTTCGCCGGCGCCGCGCTCGCGGCCGCTCCCGCCATCTCCGTGCAGGCCGGTGGCGCGCTCACGACCGCGACTCAGATCGTCTCCGCCGCAATCATCGCGACGACGGCCACCGGCACGCTGAGTACCGGTGTGCAGCTCGATGCCGCCGCGGCCTCCGCTGCGCTCGCCGCGGGCGCGCTCACGGTGCAGCTCCGCCTGCGCGCCGATGCACTGGCCGCCGCGGTCGCTGCGGCCGGTCTCACAGCCGCGCTGCGGCTCGCCGCATCCGCGCAGGCCGGGGCGCAGGCCTCGGGCGATCTCACCGCGGCTGGCGAGGGTGCCGCACTCGCCGGCAATGCCGCGGCGGCAGCGCTCGCCACCGGGTCGATCACGATCCAGATCCGCCTGGCGGGCGCCGCGCTCGCCTCGGCGATCGCCCAGGGCGTGCTCGCCGGCAGCGCGGCGACGCTGCAGGCCGATGCGATCGCCGCCGCGCTGGCCACGGGCGACATGGAAACGGCGGTGCGGCTCGCGGCCTCGGCGCTCGCCTCGAGCGCGTCCACGGGCGCCCTCACCGCGCCGGGCGCCGGCGGCGCCCTGCAGGCCGACGCGCAGGCGATCGTCATCGCCGAGGGCGGGCTCACCACCAGCATTCTGGTCGCCGGCGCCGCTGCGGTGGTCTCGCAGGTCACCGGCACGCTGGATGTCGGGCTGACGCTGCGCGCGAGTGCCTTCGCCGCAGCGGCGGCCGACGGGATGCTGCTCACGCAGATCCAGCTCAATGCAGCGGCGCTGGCCGGGGCGCTCGCACGCGCGACGCTCACCACGGCAGGGCCGCCGCTCGCAACCCATGGTGCGCGCCGGCCCGGGCAGCGCGGCCGGCAGGCCGTCAATCAGCGGAGGCCGCGGCAATGGGCCTAAGAGTCGTCATCGCGCCGACCGTGGAGCCGGTCACGCTCGAGGAGGCGAAATTGCATCTGCGCGTCGAGCATGACGCCGAGGACACGCTCATCTCCTCTCTCATCTCCGCCGCGAGGGGACAGTGCGAACATCTGTTGGAGCGCGCGATCGCGCGGCAGACGCTCATGCTCGCCATCGACGAGTTCCCGGCGGATGGTATCCGGCTGCCATGGCCGCCGATCGTGACCATCGATTCCCTTGCCTACGTGGATGTCGACGGCATCGAGCAGACGATGCCGCCAGCAGGCTACTACCTCGACGAGGCGCAGGAGCCATGCTGGCTGTTGCCCGCCTATGGCTCGAGCTGGCCGAGCGCCAGAATCGAAGCAAACGCGGTGCGGGTGACCTACCAGGCCGGCTATGCCGAGTGCCCAGCCGAAATCAAGGGCTGGCTGCTGCTCACGATCGGCACGCTCTACGCCACGCGCGAATCGGCTTCGGATCGGCCCGCTCAGCCCAGTCCCTTCGTCGATCGACTCATCGACCGTTGGAGGGTGTACGGATGAGCGCAGGGCGTCTGCGTCATCGCGTCACGATTCAGCGGCGAATCGAGACGCGCGATCCGATCACAGGCGCCACCTCGTACGGCTGGGCGGACGTGGCCACGCTCTGGGGCGCTGTCGAGCCGCTATCCGCGCGCGAGTTCATCGCCGCGCAGGCCGCGCACTCGCAGGTGTCGGCGCGCATCACGATCCGGTTCCGCGACGACATCACGGCGGCGATGCGCGTGCTGCACGGCGCGACGGCGTATGACATCGAGGGCGTGATCCCGGACGCCCGTTCCGGGCGCGAGTGGCTGACGCTGCCGGTCTCCACGGGGGTGCGTGATGGCGCATGACACGCAGACGCTGCACGGGCTGGACGACCTGCTCGCGAAGCTCCAGGCGCTGCCGCCGGAGATCGTAAGCAAGTCCGGCGGGCCGGTGAAAACCGCCCTCAGGAAGGGCGCGAAGGTCATCGCCGAGGAGGCGGTGCGAAACATTCGCGCGATCGTCTCGGACGACCCGCACTACGTATCGACGGACCAACTGGCGAAATCGGTGGTCGTGCGTCGCGATCCACGCCCGCAGAGGTCCGGCGCGAACGAGCGCTTCCGGGTGATGCTCGCGCGCAAGAAGTACCCGGGGCGCAACCTCGGCACGATCGCCACGGGGCGGTACCTGGAGTTCGGCACCGAGAAGCAGCGCCCGACGCCCTGGCTCACGCCGGCCTATCTCGCCAAGCGCCAGGCCGCGCTCGATACCGTCGTGCGCGAACTGCGCATTGGCGTCGATCGAGCGATTCGCAAGGCATCGAGGCG